GGCCCTGAAGACCATTATTACCTTGAATACCGAAAGAACCTTGAATACCCTGAATTCCCTGAGGGCCCTGAAGACCATTATTACCTTGAATTCCTAAATTACCTTGAATACCCTGAATTCCCTGAGGGCCCTGAAGACCATTATTACCTTGAATACCGAAAGAACCTTGAATACCCTGAATTCCCTGAGGGCCCTGAAGACCATTATTACCTTGAATTCCTAAATTACCTTGAATACCCTGAATTCCCTGAGGGCCCTGAAGACCATTATTACCTTGAATACCGAAAGAACCTTGAATACCCTGAATACCTTGAGCACCAGTTGATCCAATACCACCATGTATTCCTTGTATTCCTTGAATACCTTGAGTTCCTTGAATACCTTGTATTCCTTGAGTTCCTTGAGTTCCTTGAACACTGATACCCTGAGTTCCTTGAACACTGATACCCTGAGTTCCTTGAACACTGATACCCTGAATACCTTGAGTTCCTTGAGTTCCTTGAACACTGATACCCTGAGTTCCTTGAACACTAATACCCTGAATACCTTGAGTTCCTTGAGAAGCTTGAGTACCCTGTATTCCTTGAGTTCCTTGAACACTAATACCCTGAATACCTTGAGTTCCTTGAGTTCCTTGAACACTGATACCCTGAATACCTTGAGTTCCTTGAGTTCCTTGAACACTGATACCCTGAGTTCCTTGAACACTAATACCCTGAATACCTTGAGTTCCTTGAGAAGCTTGAGTACCCTGTATTCCTTGAGTTCCTTGAACACTGATGCCCTGAGTTCCTTGAACACTGATACCCTGAATACCTTGAGTTCCTTGAGTTCCTTGAACACTGATACCCTGAGTTCCTTGAATACCTTGGATTCCTTGAGTTCCTTGAATACCCTGGATACCCTGAATTCCCTGAGCAACAAAGGCACCATCAGTACCCTGAAGTCCAAAGTCACCTTGGATACCTTGAATTCCTTGGATTCCTTGAATACCCTGAACACCAGCCGATGAAACAGAAATATCGTAATTTGTATTTTCCTTAGCAGAAACTCTATAAGTTTCTCCGCCGTTATAATTTACGTTATATTCTGACATTATTATTCAGACACAGTTGGATTTACTATAGCCATCCCCTGAATAACTTTTGAAATAGTGCTAGAAGGAGATGTAATTGTAATGTCATAATAATTTCTACCTTCAGTCAAATCAGTTGTTGAAGTACTTCCCATAGAAATTGTAATCTTTCCTGTAGTTGAAGCTATACCTACAGAAAAACTACTAGAAGTCGTTGAAGTTGGATATTTTCTAATCTTCGACGTTGCGGTATATCCAGTCAAATCCAAAACACTGCCATCTGAATTCGAAATTGTATATGTGGCAGTAAAGTTAGTACCACTATCAATTGATATATTTACTGTTGGTACTGCCGACATAACACACCAATCCTACTCTATGTATTTATCAGTTTTCTATATCTATATTCTTTTTTAAAAGTTTTTGAAGTTCTGCAGTTGATCCAACAAAGAGAGCATTTGTAACGTTAGTTGGACCTTTTGTCTCTTCTTCCTTATTGACATCTTTAAGTTTTTTCTGTAAATCCATCAGTTTATCAGTAGCATCTGAAACACTTTTAATTAACTGACCGGCAACTTCATAAGCACGAGGCATTTCACTCTCCTGTGCTAACTCAAGTATTCCATTAATAGCCTCTTGACCTTTCTCAATCAGAGAATATAGATTACCCCTAGTATATTCATAATCTTTTCGAATATCTTCAACAGAAGAAGAAATATTTTCTATTTCACTCTCAATCCTTTTCTTTTCGGGTACAATAGGAGTAACATCAACATCAAATGTTTCATCTAATTTTTCAAACTTATCTTTCATAACTCATCTCCTATCAAAAAATATCACCATTAAATCCAAAATCATCTCCGAATTGAATTAGGTCATTATCTTCAGAAGTAATACTATAAATCTTAGATCCAAGAACATGATTCTGCAATGTTGTATTATCTTGAGCTCTCTTAACTACAAGTTTATTACCAGTAATTGACTCCACATACATTTCCTCTTCACCAATGTAAATGTAAGTGTTTGCTGTAACAGAACTCGAATCTTCAACCTCAAAGACAGTATCGATAACATTTAAGTTTTGTGACAAGAGTGTTACAACACTTCCATTGTAATCTTTTGTAGCTCTTGGTGTAACCTGATAAGTAAGATCTCTTGTAGCGTTTGGATCATTTGGACCACTTCCAGCCACATAACCAACAGTAACCTTTTTGATGATCTGATCCGTAACATCACTGATGGGACCGAACAGATAAGTTTTTGCAGTAAAGTTTAAAGTATAAATTAATGCCCTTCTAGTATCAAAATTACCCTCATAATCATCAGTCATATCAATAGAATCCAATTGAATTGGAATATCTCTTTTTTCTTTTAAATCACCAAGAAAATTGATTGAGAGATTATATGCCGGTTGAAAGTATGGTAAAATCTGCTCAGTAATTTGAAGCATATCATCATTCAATTTTGTCATGATAGACAAAGTAAATGACATATTGTAAGGAACGGGAACATAACTCCTCTTAATATTATCCCCGTCAGGTGTTTGATTAATAATTGTTTGAGTTTGAGTAGACTTACGAGTTGGATCATACTGCAAGTTTACAAATTCAAATGACATTCTTGGTAAAGTCATTTGAGTTGGCTTATTTAAATTAGCCTCTTGTTCCATTCTTGCAAGAAACTTCTGAGTAGGTCCATAAGCCAAAGGAACTTTAATAACACTTACCGTATCATCGTCAGAGTTTTTATGTTTGACTTCAATTCCATTAAACAAAGTACCAAATCCAATAATTACGGATCTGAAAATCTCGTTGTAAAAATACTCAAACATTATCTTACTGTATTAGTCTGTTACTATTTAACAACTTTTAATCTATGGCATTCCAAATGGATTAGTTTCAGAGAAATCTAATATTGCATCGGCTTCTGTTTCTATAGTATCATTATCAGCAAAAGGTGTTACCAGATCATCGGTATCGACAGTTCCGATTAGATATGTAGCACTGGAATCTTGCCCAACAATCAATTCACCACTGACAAACTGTCCGTCAACTATAGAAATTTCTAATTTCTTAGTTGATGTAGTCCATTTCTTCACTCTAGCCGTGACACCAGAAGTTTGTCCTGTAACAATTTCGTTAAAGGCAAATGTACCAATTCCGATTGTACTTGAAGATCCAACTGGACCAGAAATTGTAATAGTTGGAGCAGTAGAATAACCAACTCCACTATCAGTAATATAAATTGCCGTAACAATACCAGCAGAACTAATTGTTGATATACCTTGAGCAGTAGTTCCAGATCCACCTGGTGAACTGAATGTGACAGTTGGAGCAGAGGTATATCCAGAACCACCACTTGTTACTGTTACAACTCCAACAGAACCAGTTGTTATCCCAGCAGTAGCAGCAGCACCAACTCCTCCACCACCTTGAATAGTAACCCAAGGAGCAACAGTATATCCACAACCAGCATTAATTAGGTTGATAGCTTGTATTTTGCCACCATTTTGACCATTACAATTTACATAGTTGGTCGTAATAGAAGCTATTCCAACAGCTGTAATTCCTCCAGATGGTGCTGAGGAAATACCAATTGTTGGTTGAGAAGTATAAGAACCTCCCATGTTTTTAATATAAATTTTTCTAACTGCACCAGAAGCACAGTAGGAAGCTGTAGCAGAAGCTGTAACTCCAGATCCTATCAGTGTTAAAGTTTGAATATAACCAATCTGTGAAATATCGTCATCAATTTCATCAATACCAGTATCAAGAACTTCATCTTCATATCTGAAGAGTTCACATCTCAATTGATAAACATAATTTTTGTTTAATTGGTAGAAAGGTTGTTCGTGTTCTACATACTTGATTTCAAATATCCTATCACCAAGAGGAAAATATATCAAATCACCTTCTTTTGGTCTCGCAGTTAATTCGATATTAGGTTGATCTCTAATTAATGGAGCAATATAATTTTCATATCTTTCTCTCGAAATAATTAATGTCAGATCATCTAAATTCTGAATACCAAATTTTGATAAAATAGTTCCTTGACCACCATATCCCTGTCTCTTATACACATCTCCGAGCCCACGAGACGTAGAGGAAT